ACAGGGTCTAGTAATATTGACGGATTTGGGTTTGACTCCAACGCAAAATTTGCATTTTTGCGAGCTGGTGCGGATATTCAAACAGGAACAGCCCAAATAAGAGATGTCAGCGCTTGGATGCATGTCATGTTTACTTGGGACTCTACTGCTGGGAATTGGTACATCTACATAAACGGAGTGCAAGATTCAACAGGTACTGCGAGTGCAGCACTGACTAAACTAGGTCAGAGCGGTCAGACCAACACAATCGGAAAGCGAAGCAACGCTGGACAGTATATACATGGCTATTTGGCCCAAACAGTTTTTCTTGATGGTACAATTGGCAGTGTTAGTGATTTCGGAGAAACTAAAGATGGTATATGGATACCTAAAGATATTTCAGCCGCTGGTCTTACGTTTGGCACTAACGGATATTTTTTAGATTATGCGGATAGCAGTGATTTAGGGAAGGATGTCAGTGGGCAAGGTAATCATTGGACCTCAAACAATCTAGCTGCTGAAGATCAAGTGCCAGATAGCCCGACCAACAACTTTGCTGTATTAAATGTATTGGACAAGAGTATTGGAAGTCCTACTATATCAGAGGGTAACTTAAAAATTAGTGGTTCTGGCAGTGGGTATGATGGCACTTACGCAACAATAGCTGTTACATCAGGTAAGTGGTATGCAGAGTTTTTGTATATTTCTGGCGATAATAGAGGATTTTTTGGGATTGCTCGTGAGGAGCGTTTATCTTACGTAAATTCCGGTTCTTATCTTGGTAACATCCTTGATACCTATGGATTAGATTTTAGGGCAAGGGCATACACTGGTACTAATGCTACAAGCTCCAGCGGTGTACAGTTATTTGATCAGACAAACTTTGATACTGGTGATATAGGGCTTCTATGCTTTGATGTTGACGCTGGAAAGCTTTGGTTTGGACGTAGAGATGTGAGTGGCTCCACGACTATTTGGTATGACTCAAGCGGCAATAATAATGGCGACCCATCTGCTGGTTCTAATCCGACATACACATTTACAGCAACAGGCAGCACTTGGTATATAGGATGTCACGATTATGCTGGTACAGGTCTTATGGCAAATTTTGGTCAGGACGGTAGTTTTGCAGGTGAAATTACTTCTCAAGGTGTGTCTGATGCGAATGGCATAGGAGATTTTAATTATATAGAAGATGGTTTCTTAGCCCTCTGCACATCTAATCTCCCCGACATAACTATCGGCCCCGGACAAGGCACTCAAGCTGACGATAATTTTAACACCGTGTTGTGGACGGGCAATGGTACTGATGGTAGAACCATAACAGGGGTAAATTTTGCTGCTGATATGGTGTGGGTAAAATCTAGAAGTGTAGCTAGAAGTGCTCAGATTCAAGATATTGTTCGTGGATTTAACGATGGGACGAAAGTTTTACGGCCTAACAAAAACGCAAAAGAATCTGATGTTCCTACTGATCAATATGGATTTGTAGGAACTATAAACTCAGATGGTTATACATTAGAAGATGGCACATCTGATGGTGTTCTTGTAAACAACAATGGTGAAACCTACGTTGGTTGGAATTGGAAAGCTGGTGGCAGCGCATCAAGTAATTCAGATGGGAGTATAACGTCAAGCGTATCGGCTAATACTGCCGCTGGGTTTAGTATAGTGTCCTACACTGGCACAGGTTCCAACGGTACTATTGGTCACGGCTTAACTAGCGCACCTGAATCTATACTTATCAAAGCAAGAACTAGATCAGAAAACTGGCTTGTGTATCACAAATTTGATGGCGGCACAGACGGAAGATCATTTTTGAATTTGAATCTTACTGATGACAAATTTGACAATGGAGCGAGTGGTTACTTTCAAGGAACCCCACCAACAGACAGTGTGTTTTATCAAAACGGATCAAGTTACAATGTAAGCACAGATACATATATAGCTTACTGCTTTCACAGTGTTGAGGGCTATTCAAAGTTCGGTTCGTTTCAAGGAAATTCATCCGCTGATGGTACATTTGTATTTTGTGGTTTCCGTCCCGCTTACGTCTGGCTAAAACGCGCTGATGCAAATGGTGTTGATTGGTCTTTATTTGACAGTAAGCGATTGGGTTACAATGTTGATAACAATAATCTACGAGCTTTTGCATCTTCAGCAGCAACAGAGCAAACTGATGATGATATAGACTTTGTATCAAATGGTTTTAAATGTCGTAGGAATTTTGCCAACAATCAAGGACATGTGATCTTTTTTGCATGGGCAGAAGCCCCCTTTAAATTTGCGAACGCACGATAGGAGATAATTATGCCGTGGAAATTAGGAAACACAGTTATCAAGGAAGGTCGTGGTTGGGTACATGAAAATATTCAGCACCCAAAAACTTGGATGCGTTACAGTGATGATTTAAAAAAACAGTATGGTTTAACATGGGAAGACCCACCAGCATCAGAAGCACCATTTGATACTAGGTTTTATCACGGCAGACAGACAGATGGCACTTTGATTCCCAAAAGCCTGACAGATGTAAACGAAGTAGATGAAGATGGTAATGCTTTAAAAGATCCTAACGGTGATCAAGTTGTAACACCCGGACTAAAAACCACATGGGTTGCACAGACAAAACGCACAGCAAATAACAAACTAGCTGTGCATGACTGGTATGTTACTCGCAAAGCTGAAAAATCTACAGCCATACCGAGTTCAGTCACAACATACAGAGACGCTGTTCGCACTAAATGTGGAGAGATAGAAACAGCATTGAATGGCGCATCTGATTTAGCGGCGTTTATGAAGTTGTTTGAGGATGAACGTAATTCAGACGGTAGTGTGAAAACGATTGCTAAAATCAACGACTGGCCTGATGAGATCTAAACTGTGCCGTTAACAAAACTGCAATTCAAGCCCGGTATAAACAGGGACATCACATCGTACTCTAACGAGGGCGGTTGGGTTGATTGTGACAAGGTGCGTTTTCGACAAGGATATCCAGAGGTTATTGGTGGTTGGGAAAAATATAGTGAAGAAAGATATTTAGGCACAGTTAGAGCGTTGCATAACTGGGTTGCACTTGATGGTTCTGATTTTCTGGGTGTAGGAACACATTTAAAATATTACATTGAACAAGGTCAGCAGTTTTATGATGTAACTCCTATAAGAAAAACATCAACAAACAGCATAACTTTTGCTGCAACTAATGGCTCTTCCACCATTACCGTGACAGACTCTAATCATCAAGCTGTACAAAATGATTTTGTTACTCTATCTGGTGCTGTTTCTTTGGGTGGTAATATTACGGCTGCTGTCTTGAATCAGGAGTATCAGATAGACTCTGTGCCCACCGCAAGCACTTACACTATAACCGCAAAAGATACGTCAGGGGCAACGGTTACTGCAAACGCCAGTGACAGCGGTAACGGTGGATCCAGCGGATCCGGTTTGTATCAAATAAATGTTGGATTGGACACGGGCGTTGGAGGCACAGGCTGGGGTGCTGGCACCTGGGGCAGAGGCGGCTGGGGATCTGCTGCAACACAGACTGTGACCACACAGTTACGAATATGGAGTCATGATAATTTCGGTGAGGATCTGTTAATTAATCCTCGAGACTCTGGAATATTTCTCTGGGACAAAAGCAATGCTCTTACCACAAGAGCGGTAAACATCGTTGACATAGCCGGAGCACTTAACCCCCCCACGATATGTAAGCAGGTCATGGTATCGGACATAGATCGTCATGTGATTGCTTTTGGTGCAGATACTATCAACACCGGAGAGCAAGATCCGCTTTTGATAAGATTTTCCTCACAAGAAACTGCCACTGATTGGACACCGACTGCTACCAATACAGCAGGAGATTTAAGGATAGGCTCTGGCTCCGAGTTTGTTCGAGCGATAGAAACCAAACGTGAGATAGTTATATTTACAGACAGTTCTATGCATTCTATGCAGTTTATAGGGCCACCATTTACTTTTGGCATACAACCCATAGCATCGAACACAACCATAATGGGGCCAAATGCTGCTGTTGCTGTTGATGACTCGATCTTCTGGATGGGCAGACAGAATTTCTATGTTTATGACGGTAAAACACAACAGCTTCCTTGCACTGTAAGAGAGCGTGTGTTTTTTGATTTTGACTTTGATCAGACTGATAAGACCTACGCGTCTGTGATATCTGAGTTTAGTGAAATCATATGGTTTTACACTTCCAATACAAACTCATTGGCAAATGGTGGTACAGGTGAGAATGATCGTTATGTGATATTCAACTATCTTGAGGGCACCTGGTACTATGGCGACTTGAGCAGAACAGCCTTTTTGGACAGAGGCATACGAAAGTTCCCTATTGGAGCAGCCGACACCTACTTGTTCAATCATGAGGTAGGTTACACAGATGACGGAGCGGTGATGCCATCGAGGTTGGAG